TATTTTTATTAATTGATTATTGTTTACATTATTTTCTTGAATATAAAGCATTAATGTATCATTTGTTGGATTAAATACCTTATATGTTCCTTTTACTAAAGTATCATTCTGTAAATTACTTGTGTGATTACTTAATAATGTTGTTCCACTACTATCTACAATGGTTACATAAGGTGTTTCACTAACATTACTATACTGGGGATTAAAACTTGGATTATAAATTTAATTTGATCTAATAAATGAATAACCACCACTATTACCTATTAATGTAAACGTTAAAGAAGTATTACTTATATCATTAATAAATTAGTTATATAATAAAATAATTATTTCTTTCCTTTTTTTTTCTTTTTAACATTTTTTTTACTTGTTGTTTTTGAAGAACTAGTTTGTTTACTATCTTCTTTTTCTTCTTTTTCTAGTTTTTCAAGTAAAATATTCATATTTTCTTCTGCTTTCATTTGATTTAAAATATCTTCACGTGCTTTTTTCATAGCTTCTTCAGCTATTTTTTCCATTTGTTTTTGTTGAATTTTTTTTTGTATTCTTTCTTTAGTTTGAGCTTTTTTTAAGTTCTCTTTTACTTTATTTTGCATTGCAGCTACATTTACTTTTGAACCTTTACCACCCATATTAGGCATAGGCATACCCATTTTACCAAACATTTTTGATATATCACCCATACCTGGCATATTTTTCATTTTACTTAATATATCACTTGCTTCACTAAGTAATTCACTCTCTTTTATTTCACCAGATTGTATTTTATCATTTAATTTACCTCCTACTTTTTTTACTAATTCCATAATTCTTTGTGGATTTTTAAGCATATCATTCATTAAATCTTGTATGTTTTGAGAATTACCACTTACATCAAATTCTTTAGAAGCTTCTTCAGCTATTTCAGTAGCAAGCTGACCAATTTTTCCATCCATGATTTGAGAAATATGTTCTTGTAAATCTTCTGGATTAGGTAAATTGAAATTATTTCTAAATGAATTACCACTTGTATTATCATTTTCAATATCTTCATCATCATCATCATCATCTGTAGTTTTTGTAAAATTAAATATATTTTGCAACTTATCCATTGTTTCTTTTAATTTACTTTGTAAATCACCTTCACTTATTGCTTCAAAAATCTTTGCAGTATCACCAAAAACATTACTATTATCAATATTTCCTACTATAGAAAACATAATTAATTGCAAATATTTCCAAATACTATTTTTATTATTTTCTGATAAATCATCCAAATTCCATATTAACTTAAAATCTAATTCTGGTAAAAACATAGTATTAATTTCGTTTTCTTTTTTGAATATATCTTCATTTTGATATAATATATCAAAAAATCGTTCAGGTAAAACAGATAAACAATGCTGTCTTATTCTATCTTCATCCATTTGTTTGATTTTTAAATAATTATTTTCAAATTCAGGAAAGGTTGATTCTAATTGTTCAATAAAATCAAAAACAACTTTATGTAAATTATTTTCATTATTATTACTATTTGGTGTTGCAATATTTTTTAAGAAATCTTCAAAAGAATTTACAGTTGTATCATTTGTATCATTTGTATCATTTATTTCGCTTTCGCTATTTGTATCAGTTTCACTTTTTGCATCATTTGCATTATTTGCATTCATTTTATCAAATTCCATAAAGTAATATACAAAAAATATTTAAATTAATATTTAATTAAATATTTATTTTAAATTAATTATTGTTCATTATACATTTTACTTAACAAACTCAAGTTCTTTAAATATTTCATGCATTTTAACTGATTCTCGCTGTCCAATTCTTTTATTGGATTTCTTAATTTTTCAATAGCTTCAAGTGTAGTTTTTTGATCATCTAATAATTTAATATCTTCACTATAATTTTTTTCTAAAAAAAATGATATATCATCATTTTCTATTTTACTATGATAAGGTTGGTAAACAAATGAATACCATAATTTTATTAAAATGCTAGGATTTATTTTTTTAACAGATAAAATTGTATTTTGCATATTTAAAATATCTTTATTATTAGGAAATATTATCAATATATCATCTAAAAAATCAAGAAACTGTTTATTAAAAGTCTGTAAATAAGTAGATTTTGAAACCATAATATATATCTATATATTTTTTTAAGTTCATTGTTAATTTATTGTATTAATTAAGCAATATATATATATATTAAATTTAGAAAAGTATAAATATAGAAAATAAATTATTTACGTATTCTACCTATGGATACATTAGATGTACATATACAAGATAAAATATATAACTATTACTGGGAAAGACAATTCTATAAAAATGTAATTATTACATTAAATAATGCAGACCTTCATATAAATAAATTTACTTTATTCATGAAGAAACATATTTTATACAATAACAATATAATTACACCATATAAATACTATTTAGAAAAATACAACAATATATTGCATACTATTTGTAATGACAAAGGAATGTTAATGTATTTTCGTTATAACTATCCATTCATATGGAATTTAAAAAGTAATATTGAAACATACCAAATAATAAAACCAAAATATTGTTTTGTATTAAAATATTTACTAAGTAATTCAGGATCAATGAGATATTATATTTTAGAACAATTTAAAAAATTATAAAAAACTATATATTTTATATTCTTTGTTGTTGTTGAGGTATTTCTTTATTTCTTGCTTCCATTAAACTTTCAATAGATACTTCTCCATCTCCAATTTTATCAGGAGTATAATCATCAGTTGGAGTATATATAGAAGTGTTTTGGTCAAATTGTACATAATTATGCATTTGTCTCATACCTCCATTTCCTTTTGCGTTTAAATCATCACTTGACATATCCAAAAAACTATAATTGTCAGACATAACAAAATTATTTCCATTTAATGAAAAAGCCATTGGTTCTTCACTTGCTTGTTGTTGAAATTGTTGTTGTGAATGGTTATTATGTGATTCTTGATAAAAATCAGGTTGTAATATCTCATAAATACCATCACCAAAAACAACCTCATTTTGTTTATTCAAAAGTAATAATGCTGGAACTTTATTAACATTTGATGGTAATACTATTTTTTTTCCATTTTCAAGCAAAATATATATTTTATTATTCTCTTTCACACGATTATCAATACTAACAAAATGTATATCTTTCTTTTTTGTTGATTTTGATAATTTTTGCAATAATGTTTGACATCTTTCACAATAATTACTATAATATAATATTGAACTCATTATATTAGATTATAAGTATTTTATTTTAAATTAATTTAAATATTTATTTTTTATTTTTTCTACTTTTATTATTTTTCTTTGTTTTTATTTTTTTTACATTCTTTGTTTTTTTACCACCACCAACCGTCATACTAATTCCAGATGAACTTCTATAATCATCCGGACTTCCACTTGAACCACCAAAAACACTTGCTAAAAGACCACCTGAAATTGCTCCTAATAAAAATGTCATTACATTACCACCTTTTTGTTTTCTATTTTTTCTAGTTTTTTTTTTATTATCCATTATAAATTAAATTTAGAAAAAAATATTTTTAAAAATTGATTTAATAAATATAATGTATTATACATATAAATAATATGGAAGGCTCTATTTCAAATATTGAAGAAAAAAATGGCATATTAAAATTTACTTTAAGTAATATTGATGTAAGTATAGCAAACGCAATTAGAAGAACAATATTAATGGATATACCTTTAGTTGTTTTTAAAACATTACCGTACGAAAAAAATAAAGCTACGTTTATAAAGAATACATCTAGATTAAATAATGAAATTTTAAAACAACGATTAGGATGCATACCAATACACATTAATGATATTGATTCATTTCCTTATAAACAATATATTGTTGAAATTGATGAAAAAAATGAAACAAATATTATTAAATATATAACAACAGAACATTTTAAAATTAAAGATAAAAATACCAATAAATATTTAAACAATGAACAAGTTAAAAAAATCTTTCCACCTAATAAACTTACTGATGAATATATTGTTTTCACAAGATTGCGACCTAGATTATCGGATGATATTGATGGTGAAGAAATTAAATTAACATGTGAATTAGACATTGGAACAGCAACAGAAGATGCAATGTATAATAGTGTTTGCACATGCGCGTACGGAATGACAACTGATTTAGTACAAATTAATAAAATATGGACAAATAAAGAATTAAAAATGAAAAAAGAAAATGCAACTACAGAAGAAATTGATTTTGCTAGAAAGAATTTTATGAATTTAGATTCAAAAAGATTAACTTTAAAAAATAGTTTTGATTTTACAATTGAAACTATAGGTATTTATGCAAATAAAGTTTTATTTAAAAAAGCAAATGAAATATTAATTGAAAAAATAAGTTCATTTAAAGATAAATTTGAAAAAAAAGAAGTAATGATAAATAAATCTGATATATTAAATGATAATAGTTATGAAATAATTTTACAAGATGAAGATTATACACTTGGTAAATTATTTGAATACGTATTACATAAAGAATACTATGAAAAGAAAAAGGTTCTAAATTATTGTGGATTTAGAAAGCATCATCCACATGATAGTTATAGTGTTATTAGGATAATTTTAAATGAAGAAAAAGAGGATAATGAAATATACTCAATGTGTATACAAATGTGTGCACACTCAATTAAAATTTTTGAGAAAATAAAAAGCTTACCTATTTAAAATTATTAATATTATTAAAATTAGCAATATTAATATTTATTTTTTAGCTTTTTTAGCTTTTTTTGTTTTCTTTGCTTTTATTTTTCTTACTTTTTTAGTTTTTTTTAATTTATTTCTTTTAGTTTTTCTTGTTCTTTTTGTTGATTTACTTCCTCCTTTGCATGATTTACAACCACATAACAAAGAGTGAACATGTTTTTTTCCACCATTTTGAGATTCTTCATCATCAGATGCTTCATTATTAAATTGAGCGAGTAAATTTTGTGCAACATTTTGTTGTGGTTGTTGTGGTTGTTCTCCTTCTTCTGTCTTTATTCTTTTACTATTTGGGGATTTAGGACTAGCTGTATTTTTTGAACTTTTATTACTTGTTTTAGGTGTAGTTGGTCTTTCTCTTTTTGACATATAATATATGTAAATAAAAAAACATATAATTAATTAATAGCACTTTTTATCATTTTTATTTTTTATTTTATTTAATCTTTTTTATTTCTAAAGTTATAATTTAATGAAAACATTAATTTAGATTCATGTAAATCATTAGTATAGTTTATAATATCAGCATATTGCATTGATTTTCTTTGTGTTTTTTTTTCTTTTTTATATATTTCATGCAATTCAAACATATGATTTTTATATTCAAAAGGATATTCCTTTAAAGGTTTCACCTTTTTAATATAACAACCTACGTAATTATTATACAAGTTAATATTAAACTTATGTATTTTATCTCTAAATAATATCATCTCGTCGCTATGTTCTGGATACCATTTTAAATATTCTTTTAATCTACCATTCTTTCTTAACTGTAAATAAGTATATTCTAACTTAGGTTGATTACCTCTTAATTCTTTAACATACTCAAATGTAGGATTTCTATATTTAACTCTTTGATTATTTACATGATTTTTGATAACACATCCCATAATATTAGGAGGAACTTGAATACCATTGTATGGTCCATTTTCAAGATTAAATTCAAAATTAAATTTAATTAAACTATTCAATGGTGCCATTTCTAGAAATTCAATATTATTTTGTTGAATTCTATATTTTTCAATTAAAATTAATTTTGGATAATTAAATAAATTAACGATTCTATTTTCAGGATGTTGTAATACAAAACTAAAAGTTTCTGCTTTATTTAATTTTTGTAAATCAAGATTATCTTTATTCATAGCATCATCAACCATTTCTTTGAATGTTTTACTTTTATTAATACTATTTTTAAAATAATTAATATTTGCTCCAATAGTACTTTTAGTAGAAATTAACCATTTACTAACTCTGTTATCATAAAATAAATTAATCATTGTTCCTTCAAATAAAGGTTCTACAATTAATTCTTGTTTATTTGGATTATTTTCAAAAAATGCATTTTTATAAGAACTTTTAACAGGACTAAAACATAATAAATTACAATTTTCATCAAATATTAAAGATCTTAAATATCCTAATTCATTAATATTTTCATTGTTTAAAAAATCTTTTTTATAATTTACCATATAATAGATAATATCATCAATAATAATTTTTTTAATTTTAAAGTGGCATTTTTTATCTAATGTAAAATCATTGTTATCAATTTTAGATTTAATTTGTTGAAAATATTTATTTTCAGAAATGTTATAGTAATTAGAACTTTGAATCATAGCTGTATTAGACATAATATATTTTTACTTTTAAATAAAATAATTTATAAAATCAATTTTATTTTTATACATTTAGAATTCATTTAAAATTTTAAAATGTAATATTTATATATGGAAAATGAATTATTTTTACAATTAGGAGATATAATACGTATTACTTCTTTAAAAAATGAAAAATATAACAATAAAATTTTTTTGATAAAATATATTTCAAATGATATTATTCAAATAATAAATAAAAATAATACATATGATTTAACCATTGAAAATAATAAATTAACAGATGAATCAATTAGTAAAATAGAATTATTGCATAGATCAAAAAAAAACGGATTTGCAGAACAAAATAAATTAGAAAAAAATACTTGGATTGATATATATTTTAATGGTGATTTACCAATGGTTATTACAGGAATAATAACAAATAAAGAAGAAGATATGATAGAAATAAAACTATATCCAAATAATGAATTAATATATATTGATTTTGGTTATAAAGGTATAGACCCAAAATTAAACATAGAAAAAATTATAATAAGAAAAAATAGTCCAATAAAAAATACAGAAAAAACTATTATTGAAGATGAAGATAGTATAGAAGAAACAGAAACAAAAGAAGAAAAAGATGATTTAATAATAGAAGAAAATGATGAAGAATATTATATTCCTAATAAAATAAATGAAGTTGATATTGAAGAAATAAATAATGATGTAAAAAAAATAATACTAGGTGAAGAGTTAGGTATGATTAGTCAATCTATTAAAGTAAATTCTGAAGAAGAACGATATGGAATAGAAATTCAAACAAATGATTTATTGAATGACTTAATTTCAAAAATAGATGATGTAAAAACAAGAAAGCTAAAAAGCAAAGAAATAGAAAAAAATATTAAAAGATTTGAAGAGTTAAGAAAAATTTACTCAGAATTTGATGGATTTGGTAATCCAATAAGTTTAAAGAAAAAGGGATTCCTTCATAAACCATTAACAGATAATTTTAAAAAATTTAAAAATATTGAATGGATTATACCTATTATAGAAATCAAAAATAAATTATATGATATAGATACTGATGAAATAGAAGAACAAGAAGATATTGCAAACTATGAAGCCATTAATAACATGTTAAATATTATGGATGAACAAAATAAGTATGATAATAATATTAAGGAAGGAGATGAAAATAACTTTAAATATAGATTATCAAATATAATAAATTATCTAAAACCATTTGAAGAATATAGTAATGATGAATCCTTAGTGGTTAATGTATTAAATGATACTGATTGTATAGTAAATAACGATGGTAATTATACATCTACAGTATTAAGTAAAGATAAATTAATGCCTTATAAATTTAAAACTCAACGAGTAAACTATGGAAATAAAGAACCATTAAAATACATTGAAAATGATAATGTTAAATTAAAATCAATAATGTTTTTACCATATCATTTTATTGAACAAAGTAAAATGTATTTATCAAATAGTGATATATTTGAAAAATCTATTTTGAATTTAAATTATATATTCAAGGAAAAGTATTTAAAGAAGTTGGATAAAATTAACGAAACATTCATTAATTTACAAAATCCAATATATGAAGATGGTGAAGAAGTTTATTATAAAATAAAAAACAAAATGTATACTGCTATTATAAGTGATACATTAACAGAAAATTACCCAGATATTAATTATATAATAAACGTAAAAATAGATGATGTTTTACAAAAAATCCAAGTTAAATCAGATAACTTACAAAAAAAAATAGATTATAATCTAGAAAACACAAACAATTTTAGCTTTATTGGAAATGATATTGATAAATTATTAGATATAATAATTCCAAAAAATAAGGATTTAATTAGTAAGATAAACTTTGATAAAAACGATAATTTAACTTTATATCAAATTTGTAAAAAACTAGAACCTTTTGGTATATACATTGAAAACTTATCATTTATGTTTTATAAAGCATTGATTAGTCAAATAATAAAAAAAACTAAATTATATAAAGACGATATAAGGGAAAATAATAATATATATCTGGAATATATTACTTCAGTAAATAAATTTAATAATACACCTACAGATAAATATAAAAATGAACAAAATATTTACAATAGTAAATACAAAAATTATGAATTTTTAAATTACATCTTAAATAATGACCAGGGTGAATTATTAAATTTAAATTATATACAAGAAAATTTCAATTTATATAATGCATCAAATATTGAAGAAATGGAAAGTTATTTAAAAAGTAAATTATCACAAAAACAAGAAAAAAAGAATGATAAAAAATGTAAACCAATAATTATTGCAAAAGAATATTATGATATTAAAGAATTAGAAGAGCATAATGATAAAACAATATACTTTGACAAAGATAAAGATGATATTGTATACGATATTTTAGATGTTTACAGTAAAGAGAAAATGGAAATGAATGAAGATGATTTTAAACCATTCTTAATTGAAAAATTACAAGAAGTAAATGGATTGGATGAATCTACTGCTATAAAAACTGCTATTTCTTTAATTGAAGGAAGAAAAAAAGTAGAAGATGACCATTATGCAATATATCATGAAATGGTAAATGAAGGAGAAATAAAATTATCATATTTTAAAAGGTTGAAAAACTTTTGGGTATTAGATAATAATATAAATGAAAATGAAGAATATATACATACAGTTGAAAATAATGATTGTAATTATCGTGATGAATGTATAAAAACTGATGATAATTGTGAACCACTTGATACAGTAAATAAGAAATATGTAAAAAATATGATATCAAAATTATTAGTTGCTTATGAACATGTTTATAACGGAAAAAAAGAATTAATTGAAAATAATGTAAAACAGGAATATGAAAGTAAAAGTTTGCTATTTAAAAAGAAAATGATTTACAATGAAAAGAAGAGATTATACTTAAATACGCATATGATAAACATAGGAAGATTAAATAAAGTAGAAATAAAAAGCTTTGAAAAATCTCCTCATTACGATTTGTTTCAGGAAATATTAGGTATTGAAGATTATTCTAAAAAACAATATTATCTAATAAACTTTATAGAAAAATACACTAGAACTCCTGGAAAAAATGAAAATCAATATATGTTATATTGCATTGATAGCGATAGTGAATTAGTTCCAACATTTATGCAAACAGTTGCTTCGTCATTTTTAAAAAATATGGATATGGAAGAAGTTTATCAAAAAATAATAGATGAACAAGGTATAGTTAGTGAAGATGGCGATGCTTTAGTAGATAAACATACTTGTTATGAAATTAGAAAAATATATTTTGATAATGTAGAAACATATGACTCTAAGGGAAGTAAAATAAATAGATTAATACTAGAACAAGATGAAAATACAATGGAAGAATTAAATGATGATATAAATGATGATATTTATATTAATTCTATTTTTGACTTTTTTTCAAAAGAAGATGATGAAATTGAAAATATTGAAAATGAAGATACCAAATATATAATGACCATAATAAAAAAATTAAAAGAAACGATGAATTTGACAATTAGTAAAAATATAATTGAAGTGGTTATATATGCTTCTTATAACATTTATAAAAGTAATTATTATGTAGAAAATATTACAGCAGTTAACCGAAAGAAATCATTAATTATATTAACTATATGCACTTTTACAACATGTTTACAAATATATAATAAAAACATTAAAATTAATAGAGTAATACCAGGATGCAATATATCACTAGAGGGTTTTCCATTATATAATAAAAATGATTATTCATTATTAGAATATATTAGTTGTGTAATAAAAAAGATAAGCAATGAAACAACTAAAAATAATCCATTTAAATTATATTCAAAATCTGATTCTAGTAAAATTGTAAATTCATTAAAAAAATATATTGAGAATGATATATTGAATAATAATTTAATTCAAAAAAAAATTAATGATGAATTTATAAGCAATATAAATATTTTAGATATAGAAAGAAAATATAGTGAGTGGAAGGGATTTGTACCAATGTTAGAAAATTTTTTTATGAAAATAGTACAACCATTACCTAAGAATTTTATTGAAAAAATAACAAATAAACTGAAATCAAAAGAAAATGTTTTTGAAGATGTTTATATTATAAAATCTAAGATAATGGAAACTTCGTTTGGTATACAATATTTAATACAAAATATTATAGAAAAAGAAAAACCAATATTAAAAACAAAAAGTAATATAATATTGTTGGAAAATAGTTGTTGCAGTAAAAATAATAATGAGGTTATGCTATATTTCTTAGAAAAGAATAGTAATATTAAACAATATTTTGAAATGATAAATAGTTATAATGCAGTTATTAAAAATTTAGAAGTAATAGAACGACCTGCAATATTTACAAATGCAAAAAATAATGAAATTATTAAAAATGAAAAAAGTGAAAGTGAAAATAATGAAACTACCAAATATAATTTAAGCGAGGAATTAATTTATAAATCTTTCATCAAATTATGTAGGTGGGAAAATAATAATATAAATAACACTGATTTAATTAATATTTGTGGTTTAAAAAATGTAAAATTTGAATATAATGATACAATTAAAGATAAAATAAAAAAAATAAAAGATGAAAAAATAAATTTGAATGAAAACATGCTAAGCGAACTTTTGAAAATAATAAGAAAAAGAACAATGACTGTTCTTGATAATGCAAAAGAAGACTTAGTAAAGATAAATAAAATGATTGAGTTCTTGTCAATGGAAACAAATATAGAAAAACATTTATTACCTATCAGAGAAATTATAATGAACTTTAATAATGAATATATGAAAGAAATATCTTCCGGTAAGAAAAAAGATTATACAAAAGTAATTATAGAAGCTACAAATGTATTAGAAGAAAAAATAAAAGAAAATAATGATAGTATAACAACGTTTTTAAATGCACATTTAAAATTAAATAAAAACAAAAAAGCAATATTAAAAAATGTATTACATGAATGTATTCTTTTTAAGGATAATGAAAAAGCATTTGTCCAATCTAATAATTTTGGTTTAAATATTATAAAAAACATAACTACAATATATCCTTCCGTACTTATGAAAAATCACAAAACAAATTTAATAATAAATAAAAACTGGTCATTAGCAAAAGAACATCAGTTAAAAATAAAAGATATTATAAATGATGATTTAATTGATTTGCAAGAAATGTATGGTAAAATAGATAGCAATATAATTGAAGTATTGAATATGATTTTAGATATAGGTCCTATATATAATGAGCTAGTAGAATACTTACCAATGCATTATAAAGACAGTAAAACTATACCATTTATGTCAAGTGAATTAGTTAATAAAATATTACATTATTTAATAGTCACCATTTTAAATGAATATATATCTTTATCCTTGAATATTTCAAATTCGTTAGAATATGATGATACTGTTATATTTCAAAAAAATATTTCAGAAATACTTTTAATATTTATACAAAAAATAAATTCAAGTAAAAGCATATTAAATTTTGATAATGAAAAATTAAAGCGAAAAGTAAAGAAAACGAAAGAAAAGGAAAAAAAAGAAATGACAGATAGATTAAAAAAAATATGCGAAAATGACGAAGAAAGAGAAGCTGAATTATTAAAGAAATATTTGAAATTAGGACCAATATGGAGTAAAGGATTAAAGAAAAGTAATATATCATATGATGCTAATAATTACACTGAAGAAAGCAATAGAATAATAGGTGAAGAAAATATTAATGCATATTTACGTGAAGAATTAAATGAAAATGAATATATTGGAGATTTTGATTCAGATTTTAATGAAGGAGGTTATAATGATGTAGATAATTAATTAAACAATATATTTTTTTTTACTTTATATATAACATAATGAATATAATAACTCCTAATAATAAGATAATATTTGCAATATTGATTTTTTTAACATGTATATTATTAATACATACTTTGCAACCATCGGTTATTTATAATAAAGATGGTTCATTTAAAAATTTCGGTGTAGGATATAAACAGTTTACTGTATTACCAATGTGGGTTTTTGTAATAATTATAGCAATATTATCATACATGCTTGCATTATATTGCTCATTATTGCCTAGAATAAAATTTTAATTTAGGATAAATAAATTAATATATAATTTTTTAGTTTATAAATAATTATATATGAATAATCCAAATTTAATAGAGCCAGGAATGAAATATTTTTTAGATAAATCGTTGGTAAATTGTAGAAATTTAAAAGATAAATATTTAAATTATTTTTTTAATATAGGAATATTTCTTTTATTTATATTAATTGTAGGTAGTATTTTATATTTTAAATATAAGGGTAAACCTAGTAAATATGAATTAGAACAAAAAGAAATTCAAAAGAAGCATTTTATTTTATCCAAAATAAAAAATTATCAAGACGCAAAAAGACATTCATCAAAAGATTTAATAACAGGATTACCAGAATGGAATAATGATTACAATTAATGATTACAATTAATGTTAAAATAAAAAATATATATATTTATTATGAGTGATAATAATGATAATGATATAAACAGTGATTTATTAAATGAAAGAATAAGAAAATACTTTGAATTAAAAGAAAAATATGAAGAAAGAAGAATAAAGCTAATAAAAAATAAATATAATAAATTAAAAGAGAAGGGGTTTTCTAAAAAAAAAATAAAATCAATTATTCAAAATATGAAAATACCTTGTATTTTATGCAATAACAAAGGTGGTAGTATTTTTAAAGTAGAAAATGAAAAATATATTGCTAGTTGCAATTGTGAAAATAAATGCAAATTTAATATTGAAATACTAAAAGGAAACTATAAACCAACTAATATATTATTAGCAAATGGTAATAATGATATTACTATAATTAAAGAAGATATTATAAAAACAAAAATGAAGCATATACTAAGTTATATAGATAATGCTACAGCAAGTAGTTTATTTAGTAAATTAAAAAATCAAATGGAGGGTTCTTCAGCTGACATATATTATACAAAAGTTATTTTTCAAGATATATTAGAAGAAAACAATATGAATATTGATAGTAAAGAAGATAAGGAAAAAATAGATAATATTCTAGAATTTAAAAGCATAATAAATGATTACATTGAAACACAAGAAGAAATAAAATTAAAGGAGGCAATTAATTTTCAAATTGAAAATATAGATAATAATAGAAGGGAAAAAAAAATAATGAAATATTCAGATACAGAACAAATAGAAACAGAAGGTTCAAAAATAATTCAATATAAAATAAATATATAAAATATATATATGTTAAGTAAATTAATTTCAATACCAATATTTATAATAAGTTTTGCAATTGGAATATTTTTTGTATATATTTTTGGTCCAAAGAATAAAGTAATATACATACAACCAAACACAGAAAACTATAATAAATTCATAATTGAAGATAAGGCTGGAAATTGTTTTCACTATGATAAGCAAATAGTGCAATGCCCTAGTGATAAAAGTAAAATAACAAAAATAAAACCACAAATATAATATATTAATTATATATGTATTTAAAAAATATAATTAATTCAAATACTGGAAGAATAATAATGTCTATTATTTTAGGTTTGGGTTTAGCAACATTTTTTAGAAGTTATTGTAATGAGAAAAATTGTTATGTTTTTCTTTCAAAAAATCCAAAAAATGTAGAAAATAAAATATTTGAAGAAGATAATAAATGTTATTCATATAATTTAAACTCAACATCATGTAATTCAAAAAAAAAAAAGGTGCGTTTTTCAATATAAAAAATTATTATAAATAGTTATTATGACTGAAAATAATGGTACTACAAATTTAAATGATTTACCAAATAGCAATGAAAATATTTTGCTTAATATTAGTGAACCAACATCAAATGTTGTTGAAACTAATACTATAAATGAATTAGTATCAGGAATTCAAGATGCAACAGGTGGAGGTGTTTTAGAACTACCTTCAAGAGATATTTCTCAAAAAACAACACAAATAACAAATGATGAAAAGGTTAAAGTAAATTATATACCAAAAACTGAAGATTATATAAAACAATATGAAACAAAGGAAGAAATACTTAAAAATGAAAGATTACAAGAAAATAGAAAAGATAATGTTGATTTTCTATTTAATGAGTTAAATACTTATGTAATAATTGCGTTATTATATTTTTTATTTCAAATGCCTTTTGTTAATAAACATTTATATCATTATTTAAAAACATGTTTTGATAGTGACGGTAATTTAAATTTTCAAGGGGTTGTTGTAAAAAGTTTGCTATTTGCAGCGATTATTTATGGTATTGATAAATTTATTTTGAATTTGATAGAGTTATAAAATAATAACTGTAAAAATATTTATAGATAATTTATAAATATTTTATATATAATGCTAAGATTATTTGATGTATCATTAAGAGATGGTTTACAATCAGTGAAAAGAATATATTCATTAAGAGAGAAAATAGATATTTTAAATAAAATAATACAGTACAACCCAAGAAGTATTGAAATTGGTTCTATTGTTTCTAAGAAAAAGGTACCGCAAATGGCAAATTCTATAGAATTATTATATTATGCCCAAAACAATATTAAATATATCGGTGATTATTATATTTTAGTTCCCAATGAAAAATCATTAAATATTGGATTAAAAAATAATGTAATTAATTTTTCTCTCATTAATTCTGTTTCTGAACTATTTCAAAATAATAATATTAATGCATCAATAAAAGAAACGAAGCAATTTATTGAAAAAGTTTATCAAAAAAAAGAAAAAGAGAGAAAAATAAATAAAATAAAAATTTATTTATCTTGTATTAATTTTTGTCCTATTTCAGGAATCATAGAAAATGATAAAATAATAGAAGAAATTATGTATTATTCAAAATATGATAATATAAATTTATGTTTATCTGATACTTGTGGAAATTTGAAATTTGAAGATTTTAAATATATTATAGATAATATTAATTTTAATATGAATAATATTTCATTACATTTGCACATATCAAATGAAAATAGAAATAATATAAAGAATATTATATCTTATGCGTACAAAAAAAATATAATTGAATATGATGTATCTTGTGTAAAAACAGGAGGTTGTCATATGACATTAGAAGATAATAAGTTAAATGCAAATTTAAATTATAGTGAGTTATATAAAATATTTAATGAATAAAAGTATTTTACAATATTTAGAAAATATTTTTTATCTATTATAAATTCATTATTAAAATAGATTTATAATATCAAAATAATATAATAAATGAACAAACGTAGTATAATAAATTCAATATATTCAAATAACCATAATCTTAGTAATTCTAAATATACATATAATGGAAGTGTTAATAAAACATCTAGAAATGCTATTAAAAGAAGAGTTATAAGAAGTGCATTTATTGACCCTAGTTTTTTTGAAAATATAACTCTTACAAAAAAAGAAAGCATTAAAATACAACCAGAACCACAACCTGAACCGGAGCCAGAAACTGAACCCGAACCAGAACCGCAACCAGAACCCGAACCTGAACCAGAGCCTGAATATAATGGTATATCAATTTATAAATCAAATATTTTATGTAGAATACAACCATTATATCTAGAAACAAGTGTTAGTGTAGTTGATAATAAATTTGTATTTAATAATATAAATCATAATATTCATGATTTTTTAGGACTTTACAAGGGAAAATATAAATTAATTGGAGTAAATATAAATAATCCTATTGGATTTGTAATTAATGATAGTAATTTTAAAATTACGGGTATTTTTGCAGGAACAAATACTATTGAAAATATAAAAATAAATTATTATTATGGACCAATATTTTTAGAAATTTTAGATA